GGGCAAAGGGGAATAAATAACTCCCTTCATGCGACATTAAATTTATCTCCCGATTATGCGACACTCTCTTAAATAGTAAAATATATAAAGAACAATTACGCTATTTAATTAGGGAAAAGGAGATTGGGTAGCCCATAATTATGGGAAATATTCTACCCTAATTCTCCTTATTATTTTTACTTATTCTTTTTCTTTGCCATATTTATTGCCAGATTACTCTGTGCCTCCTTTTAGTTTAAAATATTCCCTTCAAAAATTAAAAGGGAGAATTAAAATTATCAATTATTTTCTTATTCATTCCAATAAGTGTAGTTCCAAGTATATTTTTTGTTCCTTGTTTCATTAAATCTTTAGCTTTCTTATCCTTCTTTTCTATAAATTTTACATTATCTTCTAAGATTGCTACTGATTGTATCAATGGTATTAAATCAAGAATCTTTACCATTTTTAACCGAATATGTCACTAAGGCTATCCTTGAAGTAATATAAGACTCCTGCAAAAATAATTATAGCTCCAAATATAACATTTAATCCTAACATTGTCCTAGAGCTACTATCTTTATTATATCCATCAGCACAATATGTATATGATAGATTTAATAATTGTCCTCCAAAGACTACGTTTGAAGTATTAACCAAAGTGAATGAACCATCAGATACTTTTACTACATCTGTTGTAGTTACATATGTTGTTCCAGTTACATTAACTATTGTTGGAGCAATATTACACTCGCTTCCATATCCTGTTTTAAATGCGTCAGCTCCTGTATAAGATTGAGTGACATAAAATACTTTTGAAGTATTTATAGCACTAGCATTGATAAATGCTGTTGATACATTTATTTGTTCAGAATAAGATTGAGTTGCCGTCATTAAGTTATTATCGTTTGCTACTTGTTCTAAGAATGTTACTCCAAGTAATACTACAATTAACACCATAATAAAAGTTCCTATTCCTACTTGTCCTTTTTTATTATTCATCTATTAATCTCCCCTCCATAAACATAACTCTGTATAGAGTTTCATTTGTCCCTCTTAATCCCTAATTTATTTGAGACTTTAATAGCAAATATTTCTATATCTTTCTTGTCATATTTCTTACCATAATCCTTTTGATATTTACTTGGAACTGGTTTTTCTAAGTATTCTTCAATTAAACTTTCTTTTAATTCTTTAAATTCTTTTGTATATGGCATTAGTCAAATAACCAATTCCTTCTGGAATTGTTCTCCGATTTAAATTCTTCTTTAAAGAATAATGACCTATTGTCTTTTTCTACTTCTCTTGGTTCTATTTGTCTGACTAATGGTGCTGATTGTCTTCCTGCTTGTTTTATTAAATTAACTGCCGAATATTTAGGAACTTTAACTGATGTTTTACCTAATATTTTTGAGAATGTTCTTTCTGCTGTGGAACTAATGGCTTCGGCTTTTTTTTGGATTGCCCCAAGCTTCATCATTCCTTCTCTCTTTTTTATCTTTTTTAGTTCTTTATCTAATTTTTCCTTGTTTCTAATATATTCTTCTAATTCTTTTTGTTCTTTTTGTGTAAGTTTCGTTGATTTTTCTTCTCTTTCTTTTTCTGCTTCCTTTTGTTTCTTTCTATATTTAACTACCCCTTCATAATCCCCTTGACTCTTTCTAGCAATTTCTTCTCCAACGGCAAAGTCAAATTTTTTAGCAAATTTTTGCTTAATCTTTTCTTCATTAGATAATAAATTTTGCTTTTTTTTAAAATATTCAATATCTATACTTTTATTTTTATCTTCTATTTTTTCTCTAATTTTATTTTGCTCTTTTAAATCTTCGTTTAGTTTTTCAAATATTCCTTTAAAACTTGCTGTTGATTCTTTTTCTTTTTTCATATTCCACATAACTTCCTATTATTTTTTAATAAATTAGGATTATCTTTAATTATGTTATCTTGATTAGAAAATAAATTTTTATTTCCCTTAAACATATTTTTTTCTTTCATAACTTCCCAATCAGTATGATTAGTTATATTTTTAACATTCAAGGGATTAGCTCCAAAGTTTATTTCATTCTGTCTTTTCTTTCTATAAAAATCTAAGGTTTCTTTTATTTGTTCTTCTCTTTCTTCTTTTAAGAAACGTTCTAATTCTCTTTGATTACTGCTCTTTTGTATTTCTTCTAATTTCTTTTCCATTAAGAATCTATCATATAATTCTCTAAATTCTTCTTTTCTTTCTTTATTTCTACCACCTAGATTTTTTATAAAGTTTATAAGTCCCATCTTTTTACGAGTATCATTTTATTTATATATTAGAGGGTTATGTTACTATCCTCGCTATTGATTTAAATGAAATATATCCTATCAAGAATAAAACAAATACATAAATAACATTTCCTAAATAATATCCGAATATTAATGAACTTAAAGCTAATACAACCATAAATACTCTATTTGATAATCCCATCTTTGCTGAAGCAAAACTTATTACAATTATAAAAGCAAATGTAAATAATTCTAAACTTCCTAGAAAATAATCAAGAAAAATCTTTTTAAAGTCTAAGGGATTTATATATGTTGATGTCATTTTAATCACTTCCTCCTATCCACTCTATAGTTGCTATAGCAAATCCAACAATAAAGAGAGATATTAATGTTAGAGTTATCCATCCAAATACTCCTGTAGAATCTTGATTAAATATATAATTTGCTATTCCCCATATATCTTGAACAACATATCCAAATATTAAATATCCTAATACTGCCTTTACTGCATCTGTTCCTTTAATATTAGCTAGAGGATTTAATCCTTGAAATATTCCACTTATTAATCCTATAACTGCTATAGCTACTAATCCTATTAAAATATTATTGAAAAATCCACTATCATTTCTAGCAAAAAAACTTGCTGTATCTGAAGTTGATGTTGTCGTATCTGGAGTATTTAAAGTTATATTTCCGCTTGAATTTGATGCAAAAATACTAACAAGTTTATTAGAAGTTGTTGGAACTCCTGCTATAGCCATTATAAACATAATTCCTATTGCAATAGTTAAATAAAAATAATATTTCATTGTTGTTCTCCTTTTATTATAAATCCTATTGTCATAATTATTGCTAAATATACTAACAAGTCTCCGAATGATACTAATGCTCCTTCAAATGGAGAGGCATCAGGTAATAGATTAACAGTATTTAAAAAGAATAATAATCCAGTTATCATACCCATAACTACTGCCTCATTCTGTATTCCGTATCTCATTATAAGTCCACCTACTACTAATATTATAATGGATACAGATATTAAAGCCTTACTAAATTGTCCTCCATCATCTCCTAATATCCCAAAGAGATTAGCATTTATATATGTACTTAAATCTTGAAAGAAATACCATAGGCTAAAGTCATTTGATTCTGAAATTAGCCAATATTTAGTTCCATTTATTTGAGTAGAATTTACAATATAATAATAACTCATAATTACTTTTGTTTGATTTGAAGTATTCGCATTTAACGTTAAAATTCCACCACTATCACTTGTAGAAGTTTGAGTTCCTATTAATGTTCCATTATTATATCTTAAAGTAAATCCCCAAGAATCTAAAAGCCAATAACTTGTAGAAATTGTATAATTGAAATTATAAATAGTATTTGAAGATAAAAAATCATTTGAAGGTTTTATTTGATAGTTTATTCCTTTGGAATAATCACTTGATACAACACTTACTGATGTTCCTCCTAAAACTATTGTATATGTTGATTGTGTTGGTGTAAGAGTTGTTGTATAAGTATCATAACCTGATTTAATAAAAGTAAAGATGTGTGAGAAATCTGGATTAAGCCAAAATGTTACTCCCCCTGAACTATCTGTCGTCCCTTGTGCTACCGTCGTTGTTGAACCGCTTATTTCTCTTATTCCAGTTACTTTTACTCCACTTATTACATCATTAAAAGCACTAAGAACCTGAAATGTAACAAAAATTCCATCTGTAGAACTTAATAAATAAAGAATTTGGTTTGTTGTTGAATTTGAATATGACAAAGCATCTGGATTCCATATTCTTTGAGGATGTGTAGATGAAGAATATTGGACATAAGGATTTATTGTTAAATTTCTATCTGTAGGGGAAGCACAGAATGAGTAGTTATAATTTTCTGTGTTGTTTACATAGTCTGAAGTTTTATTTACAGTTCCAGAACCAAGATAATAAATAAATTCTGCCGAAGGTATTTTAGCGGTTATTGAAGATAAATTTGATTCATCTTTGAAAGTTATATTAAAATATTGAGTATTATAAGTTGAATTACATAAAGTTAATAGAGTATAGTTAATATATTGTTGAGATGTATCTCCTGTTATATTTATTCCTGCGTATGTCATAATCCAACTAATAAAGTTATTTCCTGTAGCACTTGATGGTAAGTCAAAAGATACAGACCAATTTCCACTAGAATTTGTTGCTGTATAATATGTTCCGTTTCTATTTAGATAAACATTAGTTAATGAACTATTTGAATTTAAATTTACTAAATATGTCTCATAAGCTGTTTCATAAGATGTAGAGTTAAATGTTCTACTATTCTCAAACACTTTATAATCCCAGCTTATTGTTGTTGAGTTTATGTCTCCTGCTGAATCATTTGCGTATATAGTTACATTCTTTTTTGATGATAGAGTTATGTTAGACAGATTTGCTACCCCACTTAATGCTCCTATTAAAGTCACATTTGTTCCATTATAATTATACCATACATTACTTAATGATAAATCTGTTGCCGTTATTGATAAATTTAGTGTTGAGTTGTTTACTCCATAATTTATTAATGATGTTGGATAGTTTAATGATATTGTTGGAGATGAAAAATCTACTTTAAAAGTATAGTTATTAGTTGCGAATCCACAATTTCCATCTGAATCACAAAATTTCATATTCCATAAATAAGATTGTTGATTAGTATAAGTATTTGAATATGTTATAGTTTGGCTAGTTCCACTTAATCCAATCGTTGAATTTCTTACTGCCCAGCTTCCACTAGAGTTATCATAAAAAGAAGCATTAACTATTGTTGCTCCTCCAGCACTTATACTTCCAGTTGCATTTAAAGTAACTATAACATTTGATAAAGCAGAATTATTAGATGGGGAGTTGAGAGTAACTGACCCACCTGTGCCATAAGGTAAACCAGCACTTACTTGTGCTATTTCTGTTGAGTTTAAGGCTTTATTCCATATTACTAATTCGTCTAATAAACCATCAAATCCCTCTCCAACATAAGCACCTAAGACGCCATCTACATCAAAATTTACTGGAATAGATGCTGTTACTTCTAAATTTCCGTTGAGGTATAATTTCAGATTTGAAGAAGAACTCATTACTCCAATTATGTTAATCCAACTCCCATTATTTATAGAAATTGTACCTTGTGTATAATCTACATTTACTCCATCTCTCCATACTATTTTTAATTTATTTGCTGTGCTTTTTACAAATCCATAATCTGTTCCTTCTCCAGCAGGATTACCATGAAGAAATAATATGTTATCTTCTACACCTGAAGAATTTGTATTAATCCAAATAGAAAATGACATTGGATATGTTGTTAAACCAACCCAATCACTTCTATTTGCTCCTCCATTTGTATTATTTGTAAAATTAAAACCTGAATTTATTTTACCTCCATAATTGACTAATGCACTTGTAATAAGGAAATCTCTATTCTGATTTGTTGAATCACTCATATTAGTTCCTGCTGTTTCATCCATTTTCCAATATCCTAATATAGAAGAATTATATACAATATTTATTTCTTCTCCCCAAGTCGCCCAAGAATTTAACCATTCTCCATTAGTCTTTATAACCCAATCTACAGTTCTTGAAGGAGCTTTTTTTCCTTCTAGTTTTAATTCGTATATTCCTACTGGTTTAACTTCTCCCAATTTATACTCTTCCCATAAAGGTCTTTTTTCTAAGTGATAACCTATTAAGACATTTGAACAAGTTTGTATCTTAGTTCCATTAGCTGTTGTCTTTCCATTATCAACACATTTAAATTCATAATCATCTACTTTATATTCTTCTTCTTTTACTTTTAAATATAATTTATAACTTCTTACAGATTGTTCTACTGAAGAACCATCTTCTTTTATTGTTAGGAATTTAATATCTTCGACTAATGGAGAATCTTCATTTAATTTAATTTCTATTATCGATTCACAATCAGAACCACAAGTTTCATCGTGTTTAGATATATAACCTTCAAATAATGTTGCTCCAAGACCAAAGAAATTTTTTACTTCAAGAGGTTTATATTTCTGTAATAATTCTATATCTGCTGAAGTCTTACCATCGAAAGTGGTTATTCTATCTATTTTAATATTGTCTATTTCTATCGCTGATACTAAACTGATAAAGAAGATAGATATTAAAATAATTGGTAGTGTTTTCATAGAAATTTACCTCCAGCTATATAACCTATTGCTATACTTGAAAAAAATAAAATAGCATAAGGAATAATTAAATCTCCTTGTAGACAAGATAATTTAGTTCCATCAGTAATAGTTGAATTTGTACAATCCATATCAGTTCTATATATCGTTACGTTATCTACTAAAAATGGAATAAAAAGAACACCCATAGAAAAAAGAAAAATTGCTATAAATGTTCCTAAAAAGATATTCCCTTTATTATTCATCTTACTGCTAGACCCCCAAGTAGCATTCCTGCCAAACCAAAAATAACTCCTGAAAATAAAGGAATAAATAAATCTAAACTTGTACAAATTGCTTTATCTTGATTAGATATATCTACTGCTGAACAGTTCATTCCATTGGCCCCCATAACTGTATCACTAGTTATTATTTCTTTTACTGCTGGACTTAGAGCCAATCCTAAAACAAAACAAACTATACCTAACATTAAAACATAAAAACCAGCAAAACCATTTTTATTCATTTGCTTCTCCAAATAACTTTTATACAATCATTACACCATATTCTTTTATTTAATTCATTAGTTAAGTCATAATAATCAATAAATTTTTTCTTACATTTATTACATTCACAAACTACGCCCATTTTGATTTTCTTCCCTTCCTAAATAATTGTATTTCTTTAGTTTCTGGATTAGTAGATAATCTTTTTGTTTTTCTTTGAACTATTCTAAATGGGTCTACTTTAGAACGTTCAAACTCTCCACCAAATAAACCTAATTCTTCAAAACTTAATTTCTTACCTCTTTGTTCTATAAATCCTGAAGCTTTAATAGTTCCTTTTAATTCTCCTAATAATAATTCTACTGCTTCTTTCTTTGTTTTTGGTTTTCCTATTAAAATATCTTCTCCTTTAGTTCTAGCAAATACTTCAAATTCTTCTTCTGTTCTAATTATTTCTTTTGCTAATTTATTCATCTGTTGCTTATATTCTATTAATTTTATTTTCTTTATAGATGGTTTTTCTCTTGGTCTTTCTTTTGGTTTTTGTCCTCCATATTTATAATTAATTTTTTGTTCTAACTTTAATTGCTGTTTTATTAATTGTCTTAAACTTAAATTAGTTTTTAGTTCTTGCCCTACTTTTTGCTCTTGTCTTGACTTTGAACTTATTACATTAATAGGTTTTGTAATTGTTGATAAATTTTCTCTTTGTTTACTTGGTTTTTCTAAATCAAACTTTATATTATTAACTTGAGCTTGTTTAATTATTCTTTCTTGGACAATATTTTTAATTGGAGCTATTGTTTGACCAGTTATACTGAATCCACTTATCTTAACATCTTCTATTGGTATTTCTCTAATAGATAAAGCCATTGTTGATTCTGGAACTATTGATGTTAATGTTTCATAATAATCTCTTGTTCCAAATTCATATCTTGAAGGTCTTGCTGGAGTTGATTTCAATTTAGGTAAAAGTTTTTCTGGAGTTGATAGAGCTAATCCTTTTTTAAGTGTTTGTTCTTGAAGTAAGACTTGACCTTGTCCGCCTTTTACTTCTTCACCAAATGTTTTACTAAATTGAGTTTTTTTACTTAAAGGTATTGGCTTCTCTATTAAACTCTTTTTAATATTTAATCTTATTGGAGAAATTCCTTCTTCTTTTGAAACTGCAACTTGGATAAATGGTTTTTCTTTTATTTCTATTCTTCCCATTACTCCTTTTCCTAATTCTTTTGTTCCAACTTCTGCTGAAATATCTAAAGCTTTTTCTTCTTTTTGACCCTTAATAAGTATATCAGAATATCTTTCTCTTGAGACTGGAATTGCTTTTTTAAACTTACTAGATAATCCTTCTGGAATATTTAGAGCTTCTTTTTTAAAATCTTCTAGAGAAATAAATTTTTTTCTATCTGATAACTTTGATGTTCTTCCTTCTACTATTGATTTCCTTTTAGATACTTTTTCTCCAAAATCTTCTGTTAATTGAGATTTTGGTCTTTTATAAAATTCATTACTTTTCATAAATCCACTTTCTACTATTTTAATATTTCCTCCTCCTTCGATAGGAATTTCTGCGTATCTCTTTATAGGATTATAAGAGACAATTTCAGTTACCTTTCCTTTCTTATTAGATTTTTTTGTTACAAATAAAAATGGTTTTGATTCTCTTCCTGTTGTTGTTTTTCCACTAACAATTCCTTGAGATATATATCCTTCTTTACTTTTTATTCCCACGCTTAGTTCTTTAAACTCTTGAACATATCTGGCTGGATATTCTGGAAGTTTTATTTCTTCTTTAGATAGTTTTCCATCTTTTAATTCATAAATATTAATTTTTTTTAATTCTTCACTTACTCTTTTAGATTTACTTATAGATATATCTTTTATTAATTGTACTTCATCTTTTTTTGTTTTTACAACTCCTAAATCTTTAAAATAATCTATAACTATTTTTTGTGTCTTTTTATCTAGTTCTTTTCCAGTTCCTATTGTTCTTGAAGTTATTTTATCTCCGCCTAAATATTTCTGTCTTTCTTCTCTTATACCAACTAATCTAGCTTCTCTTTCAGCTAAACGTTTTTGTATTTCTTTTAATTCCTTTTCTCTAGAAAGTTCTTTCACTTTACTTTTAGCTCTTGCTGAAACAAAACCTATTGCTCCTCCTGTTATTGTACCAAAAGCCCCATAGAAACCTAATTTGGTATCTCCAGTCTGTTGGTATACATTATAACCTTCTGCTAAAGAAACTCCAGTTAATAGAGTTGAAGCTCCAGTTATTTTAGCTGATTCTTTTAAAACATATTTTGCTCCAATTTCTGTTCCTACCTTTGCTGTTTCCTTTCCACCAAATATATTTTTTAAAATTTTTCCTTGTGGAACAACTAATAATCCACCAAATAATCCTTCTTTGACTCCTTGATAATATTTTCCTTCATATACATCAGTTGTTCCTTTACTTATTTGTTCTACTCCATAAAGATACCTTGTTGGAAGAATATATGTTCCAGATTCTACTGCTTTAGTTCCAAAAATTAATAATTCCTTTTTCCTTTGAGATATATCTGATGAACCAATTACACTTATTGTATTTAATAATTCTTTATCTTTATATTTTTCTGGTTGTGTTTCTATTTCTTTTCCTTCATAATAACCTTTCTTAGACACACTATATATATCTTTTACTGCTTGTAGAGGAGTTTTTTTAAAAAAATATTTTGGATTAAATGCTCCAACTGTTTCGGTATAAGTTTCTTTTGTTAATGTGGATTGTCCTAATGCTGTTTTAGTAGATTGTAAAATTATACCTGTAGTTGGTTGAACTACTTTTTTATTTAGACTAACTATTGGTTTAGAAATAAATTCTATTTCTTTTACAACTTGTGAAGTTATAAGATTTTTTGTTTTCGTATCTTCTATTAATATTTTTTTTTGAGGAATATATTGTTTTTCAAACTGACTAATTTGTCTCCATCCTTTTCCCATATCTATAGAACTAACTCTTTCTCCAGTTAAAACATTTTCATATATCCCTGTTAGTGATTCTATTCTTGATTGTCTTTTATCTATCTTTGTTTCTTCTATTGGTTGTGCTGAAACTAAAGGAAATATTCCTCCAAATAATTTTTTATAATCTTCTCTTCCTTGAACTCCTTTGTCTCTGACAAAATCTTTTTGAGGACTTAAAGTTACTAAATCTTTATTCAATTTTAATGTCTGTCCTTTAATTATTTCTCCAGTATCTATTTTAACTTCTACTTCTTCTCCTCTTAAATATTTATTTACATCTATAACATCTTGTAATTTGGTAACTGATGGAAGTCCAAGTAATTTAGCCCCTGCTTCTTTTTCGGCATATTCATATTCTTCTACTCTTGATTGTTGTCTTAATAATCTTTCTCTAGGAGAATAGTCTATTACTTCTCCAGAAGGAGTTTGATATTTATAACCTATTATTTCATTTGCTCCTCCCTTTACTATCTTTCCATATATTGGTTCTTTTGTTAATCCCTCTTCTCTAGCATATTGTAATTTTCCTTCTTCTGTTGATTTATATTCCTCTATTCCTTTCTCATAAGTTCCTACTTCTTCTTCTGCTTGAGTTAACTCTTGTTCTGCCGTCGATATTTGTTCTCTTACTGTAGATAATTTTCTCTGAAATTCTCTTCCTGCTAATCCTTTTGGAGCTTGTTGACCTCTTAATTGTGATTGTGTTGTTCTAGGTAATTTTTCTTTTACTTGTTCTACTTGTCCTTTTGCTTGTGAAATTTCTTCTCTTTTTTGTTGTAATATTTGTTCTGTTTCTCTAATAGTCGCCATTAATCAAATTCCTCATCTTTTAATTTATGAAATATATCTATATCTGATTCTAAAAAATCTTGGAGATTTATTTTAGCTTTCTCAAATTTTTTCTTTCTTATGTCTAAACTTATTTGCCCATTTGCCCTATTTATCTTGGGTTTAAGTATATCCTTTAATTTCATATAAATTACGAGTAGAGATTATTTATATATTAGAGGGTTATTATTTTTTAAAGAAATAGAAAGGAATCCCTAAATTCCTATTAATCTAACCATTGGTGTTCTTTTATGTTTTTCTTTTTATCTTCTTGATATTTTTTGAGCCATTGCATTTCATCATCATAATTTGGACTATCTTCAATATCTGTCTCTGGACTGAATCCATAAGAATCTTTTAATATTTTTAATATTCTTCTATAGTCCTTCTTATCATTACATTGGAATCGGTCTATTAATCTTCCAGTAGAATCGCATATTTGTATTTTAACAATGTCTCCTGTTCTTCCGTATCTAATCCAATTATGTTTTTTAAATGTCATTTTATTTTCCAAAGAAATATTTAACTCCAAAAAGAATAGCACCTATAACTAAAATCCATATTATGATACTCATATTTCCTTTTTTCTTAACTATTATAGCATCCTTTAACATTTTAGCCATTACATATTTCTGACCATAAGTTTCGTTATTTTCTTCTTTTTCTTTCTTTAGATTTATTGGATTATTCTTCCAAGTTGGTTGAACTATTACTGGAAATTTTCCTTCCCACATTAAAACTTCTTTTCCATCACTAGCATGATAAGTTCCATTCTTTAGTTTATATGAGAAATCTTCCATCTTCACTTTTTCTCCAGTAATATTTCCATTCTCATCTATTCTTAATATTCCAACATAACCTTTTCTCATTTTGGCTTTTCCAACTTTAGCTTTTCTTATTCTTAACTTTTTAGATTTACCACTATCTATCTTTTGTTCTATTGCCTCTAATCTTTCAGTCATTGACTTTGAATTACTAATTGGCTCTATTTTTATTTCTTCCATTTTACCTCCTTTCACTATTGCTGGTTTATCTGGTCTTTATTCTTTCTTTTAAACCATCCCAAATTTTCTTTCTTTGCTGGTGTTAAGTCAGCTAAAGTAGATTCTTTCTTTTGGGTTACTGAAAGTCTCATCAAGAAACCTCCTTTTGATAAACTCGTGCTAGTTTGAATTTCTGACATCTTATTAAAGTAGTCAGCCCACTCTGGTTGATTTGCTACTTCATTACTAAATACTTCTAATTCTTTATATGTCCTTACTGGTAAATTTGATATTCCTAATTCATCATCATTTAAATTTCCAGTCCTAGTTGTATCATCAGCTTTTACAACATTAGTAAAAAAAGAGTGCATATTAGATTTTCCTTCACTAAATTGTCTAATTATGTCTTCTGCTTCTTTCTCCGTTAGATTATCGTTACTCATAAACTTTTACCGTTTCCATCCCCCTTTCAGCAACATTCTGTCTTGATTCTGATATAAAGTCTTTTATATCTCTTAGTAATTCTACTATTGTTTGTTGACTTATTTTTGCCCAGACTGCTAAACTTAATATTACAATAACGGCTATTGATATTAACCAATCCCAATTCATTTTATTTTCTCTGGTCTGAATCCTTCTCTTTGAATAAAAAGAGGTTCATAACCCCATTTAGTTAATTCTTCTTTACAATAATTTATTCTTTCCTTTTCATTTTTAAATGTTCTAATATGTTTTTTTAATCTTTCTAAAGCTATTTTTTTCCATTCTATATTCTCTTTTAAATCAGGAAATTCTTTTTCAACTCCTGATTTACTTATTTTTATTCCTTCTAATATAGTAAATGCTTGGCTATTTATATCATAAAATAAAAGTTCATAATCTTTTACTATTACCTCTATTAATTCGCTTCCTAATTTCATAGTTAATTTTATCATTTTTTATCCTACTAATTTTTCTAACTTAGCCAATCTATTTGCTAGACTAACAATAAGTTCTTCAAAAGTTAATATTTCTCCTTCCTTATTCTGAATAGCCAATGCTCTTCCAGTAGGGACTTCTATAAGAGAATACTCTTCCTTTTGTTCTTCTTTCTTTTCTTGTTTTTCTTCCATTTTACCTCCTTCAACTATATTCTTCTACTAATGCCCATAATGAAACTAAAGCCCCTAAACCAATAGTTAAATAGGCAAAATAATTAGTTATCCAATCTCGGTATATAATTATTCCTTCGTTTATCATATATACTCCAAGACCTATCATAGCCATTCCACCTAATATTGTTATTGGAACATTTCTTCCAAAAAATCCAACTCCTGCTATTGCATAAATCATTATTATTATAAATAAGAAAAATACAATAGTTGAACTATTAGATTCTTTTCCACTTGGGGTGCTGTCAAATTCTAATTTTTCACATTTAAATTCTCCAGTTTTATCTCCACAAACACTATAAGAATAACCTCCTAATAATGAGGTATCACAAAATGAATAATTATAATCAGAATTAGTTTTAGTCATTGCTTGATTTAAATTTAAAACAGTTCCATTTGGAAATCTTATACTAGAGATATTTACATAAGAACAACTATCACAAAGTTGATAAAGAGAAATACATTCTCCAGCTTTTACTGGTTCTAAAATTCCCTCTCCACTTCCTAATCCAACTAAAAATAATCCAACTATTATTAGCAATAAAATATTAAATTTCATCCAATCTCACCTCCAACTTTCATTTTATAAAACAACCTCCGCTACAAGTTACATTACATCTATTGGTGCTACTTGTTCCTTCTCTATGAAGAAATTTATAGTTACTAATATTTGCCGTTGTTTTGAATGTTCCTGTTCCAGTTATAGAAATATTATTTCCTCCAACATTTACAGGAGAAGATATTACACAATTATCAGAGCAAAGAACATTCCAATTACCTGAAGTATATGTGCAACTGTTTACTCCCCCTGCTAAGATAGTTATATTCCGCGATGTGAAATTTTTAGTTTCAGTATCTCTTGCATAAACTTCTGCTGTCCAAACATCTCCAATTTCTGTTTCACTTGAGACTATAGTATTATGATGAACTCCATTTAATCCGTCTTGATAGAGTTGCCAAATTTGTTCGTCAGTTATACTTCTGTTAAAAATCAAAACTTCATCTAAACTTCCATTATAAGCACCTGAAGAACCTGCATTAACTCTTCCAAATCTTAAAGAGATATTTGACGCTTGAACTCCTGTTGTAGCGTTTGTTATTTGACTTCTCAAAACTCCATTAACAAATATAGTTATATTTCCTGTTGTTTTATTGTATCTTGTTACGATGTGACTCCAATTTGTATCATTTACTTTAACTGTTGAATTTAGGTAAGTTATATTTTTGTTTCCATTTAAATGAACTCCAAATTCTAATGTTCCATTATTATTTATATTAGCTTCATAAGAGCTTTGAACATCTGTTGTTTCTCTTTTTGTTATTATTGGTTGTTTTGTGGTTATTGATGTGCTTCTAGTTTTAATCCAAAATGATAAGGTCAAACTATTGACATTATATTTATCTTGGTCAAAAAAATCTACATAATCATTAGTTCCATCAAATAAATATCCTGCTCCTACTTTTCCACCTGTTGCGTTCCAAGCTGTCCCGAGTATAGTAGTTCCGAAACTATTAGGATTGCCATAATTTTCTATAATACTATTTTCTTCAAATGGAAAATTACCTACTAAAATATTACTTCCATTTAATTTCCAATTAGTTATGTTTATTATAGAATCCCCTTCACTATCATTACTTCCATAGTAAATTGCAGTTATATTATCTGTTGTAGAATTTAATCCACTTGTTGAATTAAAAGTTATATTAGGATTCGTGGGAGCTATTTTCGTTGATTGAATTATTATTAATGATGGAGAAGCTGAAAGAGAACTTTTAGAGTTCCATCTTACTGTATCACTATTGTCTGGAGAACCCCAATAATCGTATGCTTCTGTATAAATAGAAATATTTTTTTCATTTTTATTTAATGAGTCTATTATCATATTATTAATTGAAGGATTTACTCTTACTCCAGCATATTCTCCATCTCCCCCTGAATAATAAAAATCATTACTTACATTAGATAAAACTGAAGAATTTGGTCTAAAATTATAACAATAATCTTGATTAGCACATACTGAACCATTACCTTCAACCCAAAGTCCTCCATTAATTGAATAAAGATTTTCATTTATTTTCCAAGACCTTACAACAAATCCTTCATTTCTATTATCAAGAAGATTATTAGAAGTATTTACAAACCATCTTAATTGTGCTACGATAGTATATCTTGAATTATTTATTGATGATAAATTATATTTAGACATTACACTCATATTTGTTCCAGAATTTTTTATCATATAAAAATTAGCAAGTTGTCCATAATTTTCAGTAACATTAGAACTATTATCATAAGTATCATCTAACACTTGAGTATTTGGAGTTAATAAAGTTACAGTTGTTGATTTTTCTCCTATATGAATCTCACTTCCCCATTCGTAAGGAATAGTTAAGGTTTTCTTTTCAGTTTTATCTTTTAATGAAATAATTATCTCTTTTGCTTTTACTTCTTTTCCATCAACATAAGTTTTTATAGGAATATCTTTTGTGATTTTATCTTTTGAATCAACATGTCCTATATTTTCTAAAGTTATTGATGTCATATTATAATCTTTACACTTAGCGTCATAAACTCCATCATATTTTATCTGGCAGGTTATCGGAGTGCTGTTGATAAAACTTCTTAGTTGTTCTAATGGTTTCCAAGAACCATCTTCGTATCCTTGTTTGAATCCCCCTATTTCTGTTACTATTATTCCATTAGAATATTCTGTTTGCCTCATTTCAAATTCATTTTTTTGTGAAATTATTGATACTGGTTGCTCTGTAAGAGATTTTTCATTTATTCCTATAATTTCCCTTAATAATTGGTGATTCTTTACAAATTGTGGAGCATCTCCTCCAGCTACTAAATAAATAAACCCAATAGAACCCATTAAACAGATTACCACAACTCCAAATAATAATTTATTTTCCACATTAACAAGTCTCCTGAGTTGAGGTCAACCCTACTTCTATAAGACAAGTCCCATTATAATATTTATATACTGTGCAACCAGCATTATAACATTCTCTATTTCCTTGTGAGATTGATATATTTCCAGTAGAAGTAACATTTACAACATTTAGATTTGTAGTTGTGTTTGATAAAAGAATATATTTTGTATTAGCATAAGTTTCATTCCAAGAAGAATTATCTCCAGTAACACTAATTGGAGCATATAAAATATCGGCATAAGTTTTATTTAGATTAGTTCCATTTGTAAGATAATTTAAAACTTCTGTTTTTGTAAAGTAGTTAGCTAAATTTGATACTAAAGAAAATAAATTATTAAGCCAAGATTCTTTTATTGTTATGTTTGTTCCTGCTATTTCAAATTGAGTTGAATTGAGAGAGTTGTTTCTTAGAAGTGTTGATATATTTCCTGTGAAGTGTGGGTCAGTTTCTGTTAATGTCCAATCTTTAATATATCCAGTAACATTCCAATCTTTTACATAACCTGAAGCATTTATAGTAGCATTCCAATCTTTAATTAAACCTGTGTTATTATAGGAATCATAAGTAGAATTATAAGTTGAGTTCCATATTGATACATTAGAATCTATATCTGATTTGGTATAATAGTTTGGTTTATCTAAAGACCAATTACCTACTAAAGAAACTATGCTTGAAATAGAAACGAATAAACTATTTAGCCAAGTCTCTTTTATTGTGATGTTTGCTCCTGCTATTTCAAATTGAGTTGAATTGAGAGAGTTGTTTCTTAGAACATTTGTTAAGTCTGTTGTTCCAGTATTATCTAGAGCACAAAGAACAGTTCCATTATTTTGAACTCCTATAGCCAAGTATCCTAATGAACAATCTGTATTAGTTAAAGCGTTGAACCTTGTTGTTTCGTTTGTGTCTTCTACTGCTCCAACTGGACTACTTATCCATTTTCCCATAGCTGTGTCGTATGTTAATACTTCACTATTAGATGGTGAAGGAATATTAACATCTGCTAGTTGAGATAGGTTTGTTAAATTTCCTTGAAAGATAGTTAAAGAAGAATCTTCTTGAGGAAAATTGAAAGCTGAAACTAAAGATAAAGAGAGAAATAGTAGAAATAAAAAGGAGAAAAAAGTCTTTTTCGAGTAATTAATCCCCATAATGGTCAAGACCTTACTCATCTTTCTTCTCCTCTTATTTTAAAATAATTTTGCATTGGATTTTACCTTCTTACATCAATCCAGAGTTTCTTAGTCCTTGTGCTGCGATTCCTATAGCTGTTGAAGCGATAGAAAGGTTGTAAAACAAAGTTGTAAGACCCAAGATTGTATCAGATGCTCCTGTGATGTTAGTATTAGCTTGCGCTCCTGCTACGTTGTCAGCAACAGTTGGAGCTAATGTAGTACCTACAAGAATTACGATAAATCCACCTATAATGTTTCCTAGCATTTTATAATCTCCCCTCCATAAACATTGTCAAAGTGACTTTCATATTTTTTTAATTCTATCACTATTTATATATTAGAGGGTTGTTTTTTACCATTTTAGCTAACTATCTATTAACCCTCTCCTATATAAATACTAAAATTCTCCTAAATTAATGGAAAAGAAAGAAATAAGAATTTCTATCGATAAAAAAGTATATTTAAAATTAAAAAATAAAGCTAAGAAATTATCTGTTCCTTTATCTAGTTATATTAAAATGAAAATTCAATCTATTTAAAATGGAAGAAGAAGAAATAAAGTTAAGTAAGTATAATTCTGGTATTGCTATAATCTATAGACTTGATGGATTATGGAAAGATGTTAATTTACATTCGAGAAGTGGTGAGTTTTCTAAATGGAATGCTGATTTGGATAGGATATGGTGTGAACTAGCAAGAGATTTAAAAGAAAAGAAATATGAAGATAAGAAAGATAAAGAAGGGAATATAAAAGAAGAAGGATATAAAACTAAATTTGATAAGATAGATAGTCAAGTTCTTAAGTATGGTAATTTTTCTGATGGAAAAATAAATAGTTTTAATAAATTAACTGAACAAGACATAGTAAAAAGAGAAAAACAATATAAAGCACTTATGGAAAAAGAATTATTCTTAAGAAGACTTGAAAATTCTGTTGGAAAGGGAACTGCTTTTGAAGATGAAGATGGTTATGATTTTGACTAATTATGGGAATTATAGAAATAAATGATAAAAATGAAGATAGAAAGATAAAATATTATCTTGATGATAGATTAAAATCTAATTTAGATAAATCGGTTATTAATGCTTTAGCTAAAAAAGATAAAGATTTTGTTATGTGTCTTGATGGTTCTGAAGGTGTTGGTAAAAGTTGGTTAGCAATGCAGATAGGAAGATATGTTGATTATACTTTAGACTTAGATAGGATAGTTTTCGATGCTGAAAGCTTTAGAAATGCTATTCTTAAGGCAAAAAAAGGTCAATGTATCATTTATGATGAAGCTTTTACTGGTTTTAGTTCTCGTTCTTCTCTCTCTGGAATAAATAGAGCCTTAGTTTCTTTAGCAATGCAGATGAGACAGAAAAATTTATTTATTATTATTGTTTTACCAACTATTTTTTTATTAGATAAATATATTGCTTTGTTTAGAGCTAAAGTTTTGATTCATGTCTATGAGAATAAAGGTATTAGAGGATATTTTAGAGTATATCCATCTAAATTAAAGAAACTTTTGATTATGAAAGGAGTTAAAACTTTTTCTTATAAAGTTAGAACAGGATTTAAAGGAAGATTTTATGGTATTTTTGCTCTTGGAGATGAAAAAATTGAGAAAAAGTATAGAGAAAAGAAAGAAAAGGCATTAAATGAGACTTCTAAAGACCCCATACATTCAAATCAGATTAGATTTAGAGAACAAAGAGACTTATTAATGTATTTATATGCTAAAGATATTAAAATTAGTGCTAGACAGCTTGAATTATACTTAAAAGATTATGATTTTGATATAAGTCATGTTCAAATAAGTAAGATATTAGGAAAATATGGGCTTAATAGAGATAAAGAGATAATAAAACAGCAAAAAGAGACTGATAATTACTTAAATGATAATATAATTAGTGAAAAAGAGATGAAAAATGATAGTTTTGATGATATAAATGATGTTTTTGAACAAAATGATGATGAAAATATTAAAAATTCTAATAATTTAGATGATTCTGATGGTTTTGATGTGTAAAGTATAGAAAAAGTCAAGGCATTTGATGGCTTTTTCGTGGAAAACAAGGGGTTGTTAAGTGTAAACAAGCTATATAAGTATTAAATTAATGTTTTTAATAAGAAAATTTGGGATTTTTTTAATAAAAGAAGGTTATTTTAGATTTTTTCAAGGCATTTGTCTATGTTTTTCTTTAAATATTTCCTATTTGATTATTTTTTGAAGGCTTCTAGCTAATATTAATAACTTTTATATTCTAAAATCTAGGCATTGGCTTATTATTTTATTATTTAATTTTTATTTTCAAGGCATCTAGATGAAATATGTTATATTATGTTTGTTAATCAAGGCATTCAGATTTTTTAGAGATTTTTACTAGGCACTTTAAAAAATATTGTTTAAATTAGTGTGTTATAGGTGTGTTTTATGGGCTTATTTTAAAGCTTTAAAAAACTAAAAAATTGACCCCTACATATTATTTAAAAAACTATTCTAAAATAAACTAACTGAATAAACACCTATTTATTTATATTAGTATTATAACTTTTAATATTATAACTTTATAATGACATATAAGCAAAATATTAAAACCGAAAAGTATTTAAACCTATTATTCTAATAATATTCAGATAAAAATAAAGATTTAAGGTTTTCAAGGGGAAATTAAAAACTTCCCTTTGCCTTAAACAACAAACACAAAACACAATGAAAACACAAAACAAAAAATATAAAGTAATAATAAAAATAGGGAGTAGTGAAGAGGAGAAAACCTTTATTTTAGATTATAGAGAATTAGAACATTTAAAAAACGAAATTAGAGGAAATAATAGGGTTATGTGGGAATACGAAACAGAAGATAAGGAGATTATAACCGATGATATGATAAGAGAAATTATTAAAATAGAGAAAATAAAAAACAAAACAGCCGAAGAAATAATAAAAGAGAGTGAGATAAGTAAAGAAGACCGAGCAGAGTTAAATTTGAGTAAGGTTGTAAATGGAAAGGTTGCGAGGTTAAGAAGATGAGAACATTAGAAGAGAATGAACTTTATATTTTTGAGGGTACATTGGTGAATTAAAGGTTTAATGCCTTCATTTCTTAGTTCTCTTATAGTATTCTCTTCTTCTTTCATTAATCTTTTTCTTAAAGTCTATATTTGAATGATATTTATTACAAATCCATTTAGAGATATATGGACTTCTTCTTTTATATACTTCCTTTTTTCTTTCTTGTGGAAGATTCTTAAAGTAGTTATTTGACCTTTCTATTGTCGCTTTTCTTCCTTCTTCACTTATCCAGTATCTTGTTGTACTAATTGGTAAGCCTAATAGGTTACTTATTTCATTTATCTTTTTACCTTCATTTCTTAGTTCTCTTATCTTGCTTATTTTTTCTTCATTCATACTATACATTTCTCCATAAAGTTTAACATATCGTTTATCTTTTGGGATAGCAAAGCCATTCTTTTATTTAGTTCTTCAAATTCCTTCATCGATTTATTATAGTCTTTTACTAAGTTGTTAAAAGATACATTATAAGCTTCTCTTAGTTTTCTGATTTCTGTTTTATCTTCCATCATAAATAAACATCTCTATATGAATTATTTAATTGAGTGGGGTCGATTATACTTATTTGTTTCATCTTTTTTTTAATTTGATATATTTAAGGGTGTATTATTTACTTTATCTTTTTGCCAACGTAACCAATAACCTGATTTTCTTCTAATTTTTGAATCTTTGCTTCCTTCTGGTCTTCCTCTTTTCTTTATCTTTTTACCTGACTTTGAAATATAAAAACCGTCTTTTTCTATCACGCCATCAATATATCTTAATTTGTCTTTTATACGTTCTCTAATCAACTGTCTTTCAAATTCTGCTGTAGCACCCAATATTTGTAAAAAGAACATTCCTTGAGGCGTCTCTGTGTCTATATTCTGTGTTTGGAAGATGACCCTAACCTTTAAGTTCTTTAGTTCTTCAATTAGTTGTAATAAGTGTTTAAGACTTCTCCCTAATCTATCTAATCTAAAAATTAATAAGGTATCAAATTCTTTCTTCCTAATTCTCTGCATCATCTTATCTAGTTCTGGTCTTGATTCCTTAGAACCTGATGCGTGGTCAGTAAAGACTTCATATTCCCATCCTTCTTTTTTACATAACTCTATTAAAGGTATTTCTTGTTGTTCTAATGTTTGTCCTTTGTCTATTGTACTTACTCTTGTATAAATTGCTGTTTTCATTTTATTACTCCTGCCTCTATTAATCCTTCTTTTATATGAATTGCTAATCCATCTATAATATTCTCATCATCATTTATCTGAGATAATTGTCTTGCCTTATAGCCTTTTTTTATCTTCTTGAATAAAAAATCATGAATTAGTTCGTGAATTAGAGTTTTATTATGGTCTGGTGAATTTTTAAATATCTTTATATATGAAGAATAATTTCTATCTTCAGCCCTACATTTTCCATAACTATCTTTAGATACTTTATTGACAAATTCTATATTAAAACTCATTTTAAATTTTTATCTATTTTTTCTTCTAATCTATTTATTTTAGAATATAGTATAAGGAAGAAGCAAGAGGAAATAAGATATAATCCAAAGATTAAAAAATCTGTTGTTTTATTTATATAAATAGAATAAAGCATTCCTATTCCACTAATCACTATCGCAATAATCATTAGTGTTATGATAATATCTCCTTTTTTTTCCATATTGTTTTTAATATTTACTTCTTTTTAAACTTATGTATTCTTTTTATCGTAGTTAATTTTCTTTTATTATTCCTAAGTCAAAGTAATATTTATTTAAATTTTCTATATCAAAATCCGTTTTTAACAATTTGATATTTCTTTTATCTTCTCTGATTAATAATCCTAAAATTTCCATTTCTTTTAAAATTAATATTTTTAACTTCTTTGGAATCCTCCATTGAAACATTCTCCACTCTGCTTCTTCAACTGACATAGTTCCATCTTTTGTTGCTTCAATCAATATACTATGTAAATAAAAATAAAAAACACAAGGTATCCCCTCTTTATTTTTTGTCATTTTATGGCACTATTGGATTTATACATAGATTGATGCAAGGATTATTTAATAATACTTCTACATTTTTAACTTGTTCCCAATATCCTAATCCGATTATTATTAAAACACCAAATGTTATAAGTAATTTAATTAGATTTTTCCTACCTCCGAAAATAGTATTTGCCCAGTTTATTTTATCATTTTCATTTACTGGAGGATATATTCTCGCCCAATCTCCAATTATAGGAAGTCTAGACCTTTTTAAAATAACATTTTCTGTGTGTACTATTCCTTTTTTATCTGTCCAAGTTAATTGAGATTTTATTGCGTTCTTTTCTATTCTTTCTTTTAATTTTTCTTTAAAGCTCATTTTTTACCTCCTTTCATATTATGAATTTTCAAAAAATTTACCTAACATATATCCTGCAATAAAGCATCCGACATAAGTTATTCCTCCCCAAAGTATTTTTTCAAATGGACTATAATATTTTAGAAAAGGCATTAATAGATAATCACTTAAACCATAAATTATTCCTATAGATAATAATCCAAAAACTAATCCCATTATACTAAATTCTCCCATATTTTCAAATGAAGATGATACTCCGTCAACTATATTTCCCCCTTGTTCAGTTATCCAATCCAATATGTCTTCTAAGCCCATTATTGATAAATTACCTTCATTTTTCCTTTAATTGGTTTTTTACTAAATATAAAAACTGCATACCATTGATAATAATCTGTTTTTTCTTTAAAAAATTTATTTAGTCTAATATTATATTTTCCTCTTTTATATTCTCTTATTATAATTCTCTTTAAATAAGCTTTCTCTTTTTCTTTATCCATTGTCTACCTCCTTTATTTTAAATGTTCTAGCATACGCTAATCCCATTCCCGCCCCTGTAGTTATACAACTAATAGCTAGTAATCCTACTATCTGTAAATTTTCTGTTCCTATTTTATTCTTTTGTAACATAACATAAAATATTCCATTTGCTATTAAACCTATTGCGATTAATCCCCATACAATTAATTTATATGTTCTCTTATCTGTTATTATTATTTGTTTTTCCATTTTATGGATATATCTCTCTTAGTTTAATTAGTAAATTAGTATTTATAATATTATTTATTATAGCAAAAATAAAGAGACATACGATTCCCCCTATTGTAACCCATCCACATCCTCCCGAACTCTTAAATGCTATTAAGTATAGAAGAGATAAAATTATCGCTCCACCTACTATTGTTCCAATAGGCAAACCTAAAAGATTCCAAAGGAATACTAACATTGGATTTTTTTCCATTAAATTATATGGTTTTTCTGGTTGCCATTCTGAATAATTACTTACATAATAAAAAGTAGACATCATGTCCAATAGGAAAAGAAAAACAAAGATAGCAAAAATTATTACCCTTGTTCTATTTGGTTTTTTATTCTTATAGAGATTTCTTTTATTTAATTCTTGTTTTAATTCTAGTAAATTTTCTATATGGTAGACTAAGACTAAAAAATACATTCCGATAAGAATTAATATTCCTTCTTTATTGTGAATAAGTCCTAAGATTATTAATACCATAATTATGTGAAATAAGAATCCCCATTTAATTCCTAATTTTTTCCAAGCTCTTAGCACTATAGGATTTTTTTCTATTTTAGTATAATCTCTTTTTGGATATAATTTTTTATATAATATAGCATTATAATATGTAAAGAAAATATCTAATGTCATAAGAAATATTAATCCGATTAAATATTCATTCATATTAGTTTTTCTACCCCTTTCAAATGTCCTTTACCTAAAACTATTACTATCTTTTTATTTTGATTTTCTTGTTGTATCTTAAGAATATTATTAGCTATTTTTAATTCTCTTAATGTAATCATAAGCGTAAATATTATTGGAAAGTTTTTATTTAGTTCCTCTAAAAACTTATCTTCATCTATTGTTGATTCTGCTATTGTCTGCTTTTCAAATTTATTTATTTCTTCTATAAATTTCTTTGATTCATTTTGAGGGATATTTTGTAATAGTTGCTGTATCTTTTGTATATTTTCATCTACTAATACATAAGGAATTTTATTTTCTCTTGCGTAGTCTAAAGCTGAATACATATCTAAGCCATATTCTAAATTCTCTTTTTTAGCTTTATCTTTTATCGCCTTACTTATTTTTCCAATAATAGATTTATCTTCTTGATGAGGTTTTGCTTCTATCTTATTTAAGTAGATATATTCTCTTATCTTACACAATTCTATTCCAATTATATCTGGATTTTCTTTTTTAATTAGTGCTATTACTTCTTTTCTTTTCATTAAATGATTAGTTCCTATTAGTTTAATTGGCATTTTTTGTTATTTTAAATGATTTAATTGTATCTTCTACTCTTTTCTGAGCCTTATATTTTTGGTAATTAGATATAAATTGAATACATTGAATTGGGATAGATGCGGTGAGCATTAGGGAAGCCCACCACACCTTACCCAAAAATGTTATAACCACTCCCCAGATTGTACCTGCAAAAATAGGGAGTAGACTAATAAGGATAGTTCTAGTTTGTTGAACTGGTGTTATTCCTTCAACTCCCTTCCAAAATCTTTTTCTAAAATCTTTAAAAGATAAATGGCTTCCATCTTTTGCTTTCCAGAAATAACCTCTTGTTTTTATTTTTATTAAAATAATGAATATTAAAACTATTACTACTTCTAAAAACCAATTATTTTTTAAAGTTTCTATCATTCCAAATTCAAAGTCCATTGAGTTTCAATATCTTTATTTAATAACTTTGTCTTTTCTCCTTTATATTCTATTAATTCAAATTTGTCTAAGACATTTAACATCAATGTAAACTTATAGTGCATTGACCTCCAAGCAAAAAAGTTTCTCCAAAAGTTACCATCAAATAGTGCCTGACCTTTATCATTTTCATTTATATTAAGCATTAGACAATAATCTCTAGCTATCTCTTTTGTTTCTATCTCTCCTTTTACTGATAACTTTTTTATTACTGAAATTAAAGTATTAAACTCTGCTTTTTCTACTTCTATTCTTATTTCCTTTGCTTCTTCTTCCTTTGTTTGTTTTTGATATTTTATAATAATTATTTTATCTGATTCTTGAAATATCTCAAAAGAGCTTTTACCTTTCCACCCCTCTATTTCCGCTGGAGATATTTTTTCTGGATGAAAGTTATTATAAAGTTGTAATATCCCCATTGTGTAAAATTGTAATTCTGTGTTTCCGCTTTTTGTTTGTTTAGCTATTAGTGTCTCTAAGGTTTTCCTCATAGTCTTACAACTAGATATTCCCAATATTTTTTTATTTCCCATTCTCTCTATTTTTTCAATTTGGTTGCTTCTCAATTCCACCATCTATCTCCTCTTTTTTTCTTAAAAACATATATAACCCTCCTCCAATATCAGGATTTAACGAAGTTTTCATATTAACACAAACATTAATCATTTTTACTCCTATTAACATTTAATTTTAAATTTGTTAATATGGAAATTTGGGAAACTTCCGTAGAAGTTTCCGTTAAATCCTTATTAATCGCCTTTTCCGTAGGGCTAAAAACCCAATTTCGCTTAATTTGTTATTTAAGGCAAGAGGAAGTTTTTAACTTCCCCTTGATGACCTTAAATTTTTATTTTAAATCTCTTCAAAAATTAAAAGGGATAATTAATAATAATCTATTCTACCAAAGTATATTTAGTATTCTCTCGGTTTCCTGTCTGAAGGATTTTGAAGGTTGATTGTCCTTGTGATCCTTTTTGTATCAAAATCCCATAAATAGGATTCTTAACATTAAGCCACCAAACAAACTTTCCTTCTTTCGTAGTCACTGGTATGATTTTCTTCACTGTATTGTTTTCTGTGTCTGTCCATTTTTCAAATGGAGAAGAGAAATCAATAGTGATCTCTGTTATCTTGTTTTCCTGAAACTTTAGAGCTGGAAGTCGTTCTTCATTAAATGCGGTTGTTTTCAAGTTTTCAGCTTCTTCTTGTAACCAAGTTTTTTCAGTTTTTTGTTGTTCCATTTTTTACCTCCTTTATTTTAGTTAATTTTTTAAGGTCTTTAACTTTTTGATCCACAATTATCATTTTCTCTATATCCCCCCAATCTCCTATTTTAATACCAAGATCTAAGACATCCGTCGGACTAAAAACTAAGACTAAAGAATCTCCCCATTTTCTTATTCTTCTCCATCTTGCCATACGAAATAAAGAAAATTAAAGTTTATAAATATTTCTATTTTATAAATTTATATTTTTACTACTTTCTAGTTTAAGAAAATACATATAAACCCTAGTGATTAAAATATTGAAGATTATTAAGTTAATCAATAAAAGAGGAGAAAAATAAATGAAAATAAACCAAAAATATATCTTAGTTTTTGATGTTAATGGGAAACTTCTAACTTATATTGGTAAAATAATAGAAGAGGACAATCTCTTTATTACTTTTATTGATAGATATGATAAAATAATTTGTTATAGAAAACTAAATTTAGTTTCTTTTGAGAAAATTGAGAAATGAAATATTGGAAGTGTCCTTGTTGTCCAAGAGAGAGTTTTTATGACTATGAAGAAAAACAAAAAATAATAATGAAGGTTTGTTGTTCATGTGGATCTGAAATGGAGGTGGTTGAAGATGAAACAAAACCAACAAAAAGAGGAAAATAAAGATGAAACTGGTCTTTTTAAATGTAAAAGTTGCAAGTATTATACTGGGAAAATTTGTAATATACCTCAATCTTTATCTATTAGTGGTGGGAAAGAAGTTGAAGATACTTCTGAATGTATTAATGGATTTTATGAATCTATTGACTACCAGAATATATTAAAAGTTTGTTATGAGGATATTATTTACCTTTTAGATTATTATATGGATTTAGATCCGAAAGTTAAGAATATTATAGCTCTTTGGACCATTGGAACATATTTTCATAATAAATTTGAGTCATTTCCTTATTTATTTGGAAATGCTATGAGGGGATCAGGTAAAAGTAGACTATTAAAGATTGTTAATTCTTTAGCTAAAGACTCTGAACTTACTGTTTCTATAACTGAATCTATTGTCTTTAGAACTACTGGAACACTTTGTTTGGATGAAATAGAATCTATTGGGAGTAAGGAAAAAACAGCCCTTAGAGAACTCTTAAATGCTTCCTATAAGAAAGGGAATAAGGTCTTTAGAATGAGGAAAAAGAAAACAATGGATGGAGAATCTCAAGTAGTGGAGGAATTTTCGACTTATAGACCTATTTTTCTCTGTAATATATGGGGTATGGAGGAAGTTTTAAATGATAGATGTATCACTATTATTCTTGAAAAATCCTTTGATCCTTCTAAAACTAAGCTAATTGAGAACTTTACTGACATGGAAATAGTCAAAAACCTTAGAGAAGAACTAAGTAAGTGTAGTTTGTGTAATGTAGTTACGGAAAAAAACATATATATAGAGTGGAACAACTACATTAAGAGAATGTATATGAAAGATACTACACTTAAATACATAAATAACATTACTACAACAGACTACACAAGAATACACCAAGAAGAGAAAGAAAAGATTAAAGGAGAAGAATTATTAGAAAAAGGATATTTTATAGAATTTTCTGGTAAAAATGAGATTCTGTTTAAAAAAATAGATGAAACTGGAATAGATGGAAGAAATCTTGAGTTATTTATGCCTTTATTCTTAATTTCTTCTTTTATTGATGAAGAAATCTTACAATTAACAATAGATACTGCAAAAGGGATAGTTCAAGATCGAAAAATAGATGAAATAATTGAAAGTAAGGATGTTTTAGTATATTCTTTCATTTCTAATGAAAGTTCTGATTGGAGAGATGTCAAAGAATTATGTTCTATTTTTAAATTAGTTATTGGAGAGGGAGACAATGAATGGTGTAATCCTAAATGGTTTGGTCGAGCTTTGAAAAGGTTATCTTTAGTTAAAGAAAAAAGGAGGATTGGAAAAGGTATTCAGGTTATCTTGAATGTTAAAAAAGCCAAAGAAAAATCTGAATTTTTTAAACCTAAAGAAAATTAAGATGGAAGAAACACAACCACCAGTAGAACAAAAACCAACATATAAGTCACTCGAAGAATTTAAACCTCAAGATTATCCTATTTTGAATGATATGGAGGAGAAGACTAAATATTTGAATCCTATTTTAAAGATAGTTTCCATTATTGTTCTTCTAAGTATCTTGGCTTTTGGTGTTTCCTTACTTTATTTAGCTGATAATAATAAATTCAAATCAGAGATCAATCAACCAATAGAAATAGTTCCTATTGTTAATTCAACCAATCAAAATAATTATGAATTTTCTCCAAAAACTGAAAATAAATATCAAAATAATTTTACTTTTAAAATTGATATTGATAAAGAATTAATAGAGAGGTTTTGTAATAATAGTTAAAATGGCAAAAGATGAAGAAATAACAATAAAGGAATTGGTTGAATTGGCTGAAAAAAATGGCTTTGTTCTCTTGGGAGTTAAGACTTATAATTTGATGTGTAATGTTATCTTCAATCTCCGAGAAGAAAATAAAAACATTATTAAACAAAGAGATCTTCTTAAATTAAAATTAAAGGAAAAAACAAAATGAAAAAGAAGCACTATAACCAATATCAACCAAGACATAAATGTCCTTTTCTTAATCATAGTATTTATTGCACTAATAAAGTAAAATCAGAAGAACAAGGAAAAAAGCCACGAACATTTTGTCCCTATAATAAACCTAAAAATTGCGACTTGTTCAGAATATGGTTAGCCAAACATCACTTACAAAAAATCGAGGACGAAGAATGATAATTCAGTTGATGCGATGGCAAGAACAATCATTAAATGTAGTAGTTAAAATTTTAAATAATATGTTATCAACCTCTCCCCTAACTAAATTAACACCATCTCAAAATGGGCTATAAGCGGTTATTTTACCGCCTCTTTTTTTCATTTCATGTTGTCTGATGAAGTTCTAATGTTTAAGCCCTATGTCTTAGAATAGAGGACAGAGAGTTAGGGGAGAATAATTAATATGAAAAAATATGGTTTTAGTTTTCAAGGAAGTAAAAGTAAGGTAGCAGAAAAAATAATAGAAATTATTCCAAGTTCAGAAAATTTTTATGATTTATTCGCAGGTGGTTGTGCAATAACTCATTGTGTTTTATTAAGTAATAAATGGAAGAATATTATATCTAATGATATACAAAATACACCATCTCTTTTTATGTATGTAGGAAATAGATTGAATAAATTACAAGTGAACAATAAAGTTAAAAAAATAGGAGAAAAATGGAAAATAGTAAAGAGATAATGACTGATAATCTTAATAAAATTATTTGTGGAGACTGTGTAGACATAATGAAATCATTTGAAGATGAGAGTATAAATTTAGTTGTTACTTCTCCTCCTTATGATAATCTTAGAAATTATAAAGGATATAAATTCAGATTTGAAGAAATAGTTGAGCAACTATTTAGAGTAATGAAATATGGCGGGGTTGTTGTGTGGGTTGTAAACGATGCCACAATAAATGGAAGCGAGACTGGAACAAGTTTTAAACAGGCACTTTACTTTATGCAAAAGGGATTTAATTTACACGATACAATGATTTTTCAAAAGACAAATCCTATCCCTCAAATTTATAGAAAAAGATATAATAATGAATTTGAGTATATGTTTGTATTCAGTAAAGGAGAGGTTGAGACTCATAATCCGATTATGGTTGATTGTTTACACGCAGGACTTAAATTAAACGGAACTACTTATAAGAACTACTCTAAGGATGACCAAACAAGAACAAAAATGGCTAATCCTGTAAAAGATAAAAAAATAAAAGGGAATATTTGGAAATATGTTGTTGGAAAGAATATCGAAGACCAAGAAGCCAAAGAACATCCCGCACCTTTTCCTTGCCAGTTAGTTAGAGACCACATTCTTTCATGGACTAATGAGGGAGATATTGTTTTGGACCCTATGTGTGGAAGCGGAACGACTTGTAAAGTTGCTAAAGAACTAAATAGGAAATATATTGGAATAGATATAAGCGAAGAATATTGTAAAATTGCAGAAGAAAGGATAAGCTAAATTATTCTAATAATCCATTTTCTAAAAATCTTTTCTTTCTGCTTATTTGTTCTAATTTATTTTTTATACCCCAACTTTCTAACAATAATTCTTTAGCTTCTTTCTGTAACTGCTCGGCTTTCTGCATTCTCTTTTTTACTTCATCGGCAATTTTGTTTTGAACAGCAAGAGGGGGCAAAGGGGAATAAATAACTCCCTTCATGCGACATTAAATTTATCTCCCGATTATGCGACACTCTCTTAAATAGTAAAATATATAAAGAACAATTACGCTATTTAATTAGGGAAAAGGAGA